AGATGCCGGAAGGCTATGTGAGCCCTTACGAGGGGTACAGGGTAGAAGAAGCAGAGGATAAACGGTATATAGACGTTCCTGAAGATTCATATATACCTAAGGAAACTCCTGCCGACGCTTCTTTATGGGTCCCTGCAGATGAAGCAAGAAACCCCGAGATCCTACAGGTTGACTTAATAAGGTGTTGTGATGTAAAACAAAATGGTAGATATATTTGGGGGTATATGCAAGTACGAGCTAAAGTTCGTTTTCCTTCAGGACAGATAGAGACAAAAATAATGTCTGAAGGAAAACGAACCTCTACATCGTTGCCTTACACAGATAATAGTGGCTCTAACACTAGTATTGAAATTCAGGAAAATACTACAGATAGCGAAATTATGTACGAAGGAGTCGGAGGCTGGCCAGCAAAGAATATAACACATAGCAAAACTGGAGAGCCTGTAAGTTTAAACGCTCTTTCTTATAATTTTATTAAACCCCAAAGTGGGGGTTTTACATACGCGTCTGGAGTAAAAGATCATACAGGAAAGCGTAGATGGGGTTGTCAGATGCAAAATCTATACACAGCATAATTATGGAAAATAAAAAAGACTTAATGCCAATGAGCCCAGAGGGCTATACTGTGGCATCAGCATATATTGAGAAGGGTACAGTTCAAAAAGCTGCACGACTACTTAATATGCTTCCACAGGAAGTCTCTAGGCAACTGGAGGATCCAAAGGTAAAAGCTTATATAGATCAGGCATACCTTGATTCGGGATATAGAAATCGTGTAGCCTTGGGAAAGGTTATGGATACTATAATTGATAAAAAACTAGAAGAATTAGAAGAAGCAGAGATTGGCTCTAGCAAAGATATTTTAGATATCCTTACTATGGCTCATAAGATGCGCATGGAAGAAGTGAAGGCAATGGTAGAATACGAGAAACTACACAAGCCTGCAGAAATTAAAAATCAAACTAACGTTCAAATTAATGATAGCTTAGGTGGCGGCAATTACGGTCGATTAATGTCACAATTAATGGGGGAGATAATACCCGAAGGAAAGTAACTTATGATAAAAGTTAGTCATGAGGATATAAGTTCGACCGAGATACTTAGCTATCCTCAAGCAGAAAGATTTATAAAATTACCAATCGAGAACTATCTACATCTTTTAGAGATAGAACCTATTGGACCTCAAATCGCACTAATCAATGCCATTAACAATCCTAACTATAGGTTTGTTACGGCTTGTCTTAGTCGAAGAACTGGCAAAACATTCATTTCGAATGTAATTGCCCAACTGGTTACATTAGTACCAAACAGCAATGTTTTAATAATGTCACCAAATTATAGCTTATCTAATATTTCTTTTGAACTTCAGCGTCAACTAATAAAAAAGTTTGACATTGAGGTATTAAAAGATAATGCCAAAGATAAGGTTATAACATTAACGAATGGATCAAGTATTCGCATTGGTTCAGTTACTCAAGCAGATTCTGTGGTTGGTAGATCGTATGATTTAATATTATACGATGAAGCGGCCCTTGCAGCAGGTATGGATTCATTCAACATCCAATTACGACCTACACTAGATACTACTAATTCTAAAGCAATATTTATTAGTACTCCTCGTGGAAAAGGTAATTGGTTTAAAGAGCTATATGACCGAGGTGGGTCAAATGAGTATCCTCAATGGGCTTCGATTCATTCTGATTACAGAGAGAATCCTAGAGTCAAAGAGGACGATATTAAGGAAGCTAAGAACTCTATGTCAAGATCAGAGTTCGCGCAAGAGTATTTAGCAGACTTTACTACTTTCTCTGGACAAATTTGGCAACTCGATGAAAATTGTATCCAAGACTTGTCAGGAGTAGATTTTAGTAAGCTAGATATAATTGCCGGATTAGACTTAGGATTCAAGGACGAAACAGCACTATGTGTGATAGCACATGATTACGAGGAAGGAAAATTCTACTTTATTGATGAGTACGAAGAATCTGGACAAACAACTAAGTATCACGCAGAGCAAATACAGAGATTAGAAGATAAGTACGGACTAGACTATATCTATATCGATAGTGCCGCAGCACAGACAAGATACGACTTCGCTATAAACTATGACATTAGCACTATTAACGCTAAGAAGTCAGTTTTAGACGGAATAGGATTTGTCTCTGCAATGGTAGAAACCGGTAGGATTACGATAGATAAGGACTGTTTAAATGTTATTGACACGTTTGATAACTATAGATGGGACCCCCGTGAGAATCTTTTGAAGGAACGTCCTCTCCATGACCACTACTCACATATGGCAGATGCTATTAGATACGCATTGTACACACACTCTGGTCACATGGAGATATTAGAGTGAGGTACATATGGCATTAAAAAGGGATCTAGTTAAATACGTTAGAGATAAAGCAAAGTCGCAATATCACAAAGGTGATAAGTGTGAAATTTGTGGTAGTAGTGATAAGTTAGACTTTCACCACTACAATTCAATGACTATGATGCTAGATAGATGGTTAGCAAAGAATAAATACAATCCAAGAACCCCCGAAGAAATTATGGATATTAGGGACAGGTTTATAACTGAACATTATGAAGAAGTATATAATGCTACAGTTACACTCTGTCACCCACATCACGTAAAGCTTCATGGAGTATATGGAAAGCGTCCTTCTTTAGCGACCGCAAATAAACAACCTAATTGGGTTGAAAAACAGAGGTTAAAATATGAAATGGCTTGATAGCTTAATAGACAAATTAAATCCCGCACAAGGAAGTATTGTAAGGGAAGAAGGAGATAATATATATACAGATTATGTAGCGGGTGTTAAATCGGCTAACGCATATGATGATATTGAAGTAATAAATCGTGGAGTTAACATGGTCGCTGATTCAGCTGCGGAATTGCAGTTTGAGATAGGCGAAAGAATACATGGACTAGCCACCGAAACTATTCGACTAAAGAAATTAGATAATTTAATAAATCACGCACCTAACCCGTACCAAAGTGCAGACACCTTTAAGAGAGCGTGTTTTGTAGACTTTATTATGGATGGTAATATATTTATATACTACGACGGCGCGCATCTATACCACTTACCAGCTAAGTCTGTTGAAATAGAGACAGATAAGAAGGAATTTATTAAAGGGTATAAGTATGACACTGTTAAATTTAAAGCTACAGAAGTAATACATATCAGAGATAACTCAGCAGACAGTATATTTAGAGGCACTTCTAGATTAGAGTCTGCTTATGGGTCTATCGATAGACTTACTAAAATGTTAAGATTCCAGACTAACTTCTTCAAGAATGGAGCAGTACCTGGCTTAATATTAAAGAGTCCAAATGTATTATCTAATAAAGTAAAACAAAGACTACTTGATAACTGGTCACAGAAATATAATCCAGAAAGTGGTGGTCGTAGACCAGTAGTTCTAGATGGTGACTTAGATATCAAACCAATGGTAGATAATACTTTCAAAGACTTAGATTTCGAGAATGCAGTTAAAGAGCACGAAATAAGAATTTTGAAAGCGATAGGAGTTCCACCGATTCTTTTAGATGGTGGAAATAATGCTAACATTAAACCTAATATGAGATTGATGTATCAAACCACAATAATTCCTCTAGTTCTGAAGTTTTCAGCGGCTATAAGAAAACATTTTGGGTATAATGTATCTCCTATTACGGAAACAGTTAGTGCCTTACTACCAGAAGTAAAAGACCAGGCCGCCTACTTAGCTACCTTAGTAAATTCAGGTATCATGACCCCAAATGAGGCGAGAGCCCAGCTAAGGTTAGAAGCACTTGAGGGTGGAGATGATAGACAGATACCTGCTAATATTGCAGGATCTGCTGCAAATCCTTCTGAAGGAGGTAAGCCTACTCAAAGTGAGGAGGACAAAAGCATTGATCAACTTAGTTTAAGAATAAAAAATTAAAACTTTCACTTGACAAAATTAAGAAATCCTGGTATAATTATAAGTGTTAGTGGATCAGTGCCAACTCAATAAAATTGGAGAAAAGCATGACTAATAAAACTTTAAACCTAGTCGGTTCCTTTGAGAAAATACTCTCAGAGGATACTGATACTTTAAAGATTAAAGGATATGCAAATACTACGATCAAAGATCGTACAGGAGATGTAATTGAAGAAACTGCTTGGTTAAAGGGCGGAATGGACAATTACTTAAAAAATCCTATTGTATTAGCATATCATAATCATTCTAAACCTATCGGTACTACTGTTGATTACAACGTTAGTGCTAAAGGTCTGGAAGTAGTTGCAGAAATATCTTCTGCAGCTGGCGAAGTATACTCTTTGATCAAAGAGAACATTCTTAAGACATTCAGCGTCGGATTTTCCATCAAAGACGCTGAGTATGATAGAGAAAGTGATACTTTTAACATCAAAGATTTGGAACTACTTGAGATTTCAGTGGTTTCAGTACCTGCAAATCAAGACTCTACTTTTAGCATTGCAAAAGCTTTAGGTGAAGACTATGCAGACTTTAAAAAAGAGTACATTGAACCTGAAGAAACGGAAACAATCGTTGATGAATCTTCAGAGGCAAGTAATGAAACTATCCTAAAGGAGAAATTAAATATGGATAAATTAGAAGAGTTAACACTCAAGATGGAGGCTATGGAGAAAGCTGCTGCTGATAAAGCTGCTGCAGAACAAGCTACTATCGAAGCGGAAGTTAAGGCAACACAAGAAGCCGAAACTAAAGCTACAGAAGAAAAGAAAACTGCACAGATTGAAGTTATTTCAACTGGTGTAGAGCGTTTAGAAGCAGAAGTTGCTAAGCGTTTGGAAAATAATGATGCGTCATTAAAAGATCTTATAGAAGGCTTACACGCTGAACTTAAAGAAAACAAAGATGAAATGGAAGCTCTACGTAATTCTAAGATGCAATTCGCTACTCAAGAAGAAGTGGATGCAATCACTTCAGAAGAGAAGATGAATTCAGTATTACTAGCTAAAATCTTAAGACGTGATATGAAGGACACTAAGTACTATGATAATCTAGTAACTAAGTCTGGACGTCAACATGGCGTAGCTGATATAGACTGGGAAACTGAGTTTAATGCAAATGTTTATGATGTGGCAACACAATCATTAGTAGTAGCACCGTTGTTTGATAACATCAACATGTCTACAGAAAACATGCGTATTCCTGTTA